TGGGAATGTTCGTGGCCGTTGCCGCTGATGGTCTTGTAGCTACACAGATAATGACTTCAGTCAACGGTACTACATGGGCATCTCAGACCAGCCCTAACGCTCGCATTTGGAACTCCGTCTGTTGGTCTCCTGCTTTGGGCATGTTTGTTGCTGTTGCTTCTGATGGTGTTGTTGCGCAACAGATAATGTATTCGACTAACGGGACTACATGGTTGGCAGCTACAAGCCCCAATGCTCAGGCATGGCAGTCCGTCTGTTGGTCCCAGGAACTCGGAATGTTCGTGGCCGTTGCAAATGACGGTGCTGTGGGTGTGCAAATAATGACTTCTACGAACGGGACTACATGGTCAGCGCAAACAAGCCCCAATGCTCAGGCATGGGAGAGCGTAACATGGTCTCCATCTCTTGGAAAGTTTGTCGCTGTTGCTGCGAACGGAGCCGTTGGAGTACAAGTGATGTATTCCACTAATGGAACAAGTTGGTCAGCGGCGACAAGTGCCAACGCGCAAGCATGGACTTCCGTCTGTTGGTCTCCCGATCTTGGTATGTTCGTTGCCGTAGCTCAAAATGGAGCAGTTGGTGTTCAGATAATGACCTCGACTAATGGCACCACATGGATAGCGGCTACGAGTACGAGTGCACGAACATGGTTTTCAGTTTGCTGGTCTCCCACTCTCGGTATATTCGCTGCCGTTGCAACTGATGGACTTGTAGCACAGCAAATAATGATCAGCTCTCAGATTATGAAGAGTGCAACTCTCGCGTGGAAGTTTACAGCTACAAGATTTATCGGAGGGACACAAGGAACGGGAAACTTCGCCATCGGTGACTTCGCAGGTACCATGACCGCGATTACTGACGCGACGTGGTGCGTGATCGACATATTCCCGGGCACGGCATACTCACGCGCCATCCTCACGTTCCCCGTGAAGAAGAACGCGGCGAACCTCCTCACGGGCATCGGGGAGGTAGGATACAACCAAGCAGGGACGTACTCTGCTACTCCCGTCTACTACGGGGTAGCCCTTGCTGCCGTCACGGTGACGATAGGAACACATGCGGAGGGACCGGGATACGCAGAGGCTACATTTACCCGCAGCGACGATGCGCCGAAAATCTACGCCTACATAGCCCCCATCATGCAGCACAATACCGGGGCGTGGTACGACTACCGGCAGTCTCAGACGCAAAACCCTGCCATCGGCTACGGTCGTTTCAATGACTTCTTCGGCAATTCGCTCGGCTCTACCTGTTCGCTCCGCAGCGTCATGGGTCCGAGCGGTACCACGAGCGCGATCCCGTCCTTTATCTCGGCGGCTATCATAGGCGCTGACGCAACCGACAATCTCGGCGTCCCGATCACGAACGTAGGTGAGTACGATGAGACATTCATCCCGCATGTCGTGGACAACGGCTCCACGCGGCTGAATTGCATCTACCGCTACAACGGGGTGCTTTTCTTCTTCGTCATCCAGAGCGCATCCACGAACACGTTCCAGGCGGTTAGCGATAACGTCTACATGGTCAACACGCTTTCCCCGATAAACGCCATAGACGTTGCCAACAAGACGCTGAACCTCGGGACGAACGACTACAACGGGCGATTCCTGTTCCGCAGCACGGCGGCGATCCTCGGCACCGCGGTGCACTTCGCAGCCATCATGCAGGGGCCCTACGCCAATTCCGTTGATGCGGGGGATCGGCTGATCACGCAGACATTCTCTACCGTCACCGATCAGGCGCCGGGGATAGAGCTGCCGTCATTCGTTGACCGAGCCGTCCCGCAGTACGGCGTGAACATCTACAACGGAGCAACACCTCTCTACGTCACGACATACCAGAGCTACAACGTCACCTACACGAACAGCTTCCAGAGTGGCGTGCTCTACGTCGCTGACACACGCATTCCCCTTGCAATAGGCTACACGTTCAGCTTCCACGTCATGCGGACGGAGATCGAGACGATATTCGTCGGCGTGGGGTCAACGGGATCGGCGGACATCAATTACGATTACCTGAACTACGAGATTGGGAATGAGACGCCGGGGCAGTACCAGTCCTTCTATCTCTACGGGCAGACGTACCTGTTCGACGGGTACAACATATGGCTTTCCACGTTTAGCGGCTCTCTCTTCACGGGCAAAGGCGGGGTGCCAGTAGCTCCAGCCACGGGGATGCAACTGATAGCGGTATCCCCTCAGCAGGCATACTTCCTGTCGTCCTTCGACAACTCGCTCTATTCCTTCGACGGCGGCCGCGCGCTGATCAAGTTCAAGCGCATGAACGATGTCAGGAACAGCTCGGACGCTCTGGAGACGATCATCAACGGCGTCTACAGCGTGATAGACAACACGCTTCTCCTTCAGACGGCGTCTACTTTCGTATGGGTGCGCGACAGCATCGTAACGCAGAACGCGAAGAAGGCGGGGCAGACCTCAATCACGCTCTACGACACCACGGCGGGAATCCAGATCGCCAACACTACGCAGAAGTGGCGCTATTCCTATACCGATATCGGAGGGACTACGGTTGTCCCGTTGACCTTCCAGTCTGCATACTTCGGCGCCCTCCAGGAAATGGCTACAAAGCAGACCGCATTCGACGTGACGCTGTGGTCCCCGACAAAGGCGCAGGTCGATATCATCCTCTCGTGCTTCTCCTTCGATGCGGACGGCTACTCGACACAGACGGAGCCGATCCGCATAGCGCCGGGGGACTGGAACGGACTGAACCTATACCGCTGTCGCATCCAGCCGAAAACGGAGACCGCGGTCGGGGCAAGCGTAGGCGTTTACTGTGCGCAGAAAATAGTCATATCAGGGATCACGATGGAGTACGGAGAGTCCGTCCCGTCCATACCGCGGTCGAGCAGGAGCAAATAGCATGGCGTGGGGAGATGATGTTTGGAACTGGTTCGGAGACATAACGGGAGCAAATGCTGGGAACGCCGCACGCGATCAGCAAAGCCTTGCAAAACAGAATCAGGCAACGGCGGCCAATTCTCTAACCGGTTCTGCCAATAAGACGGGTACACAGTTCGCTCAAGAATCAGGGCAAGCGGGGCAGGCTCTTGGCAACCAGTTCGGGCAGGAGAATGCTGCCCTTGGTACGCAGGCTTCAACTCAGGCGGCCAGAACCGCAGGAATGAACAAGGGGCAGGCCGCGCTACTCGGTAGCCAGCAGGCGGGAAACCTATTCACGCAGGGCAAGCAGACGGGGCAGTCTATGGGCATGGGAGCCTACAACACAGGAGCTGGCAACCAGGTCAACGCTGCCTCGAATCTCGGGAACATAGGGAGCAATCAAGCAAACGCCGGGCAGGCGAGCTCCAATCAGGCCCAGCAGCAGAGCGGAAGCCTCCTCTCCGGTATCGGAGGGTTACTATTCTCTGACGAAAACCTGAAAGAGGACGTGAAGGCGTCTCCCGACATCGATGAGATCCTTGCACGCGTTCGCCCCGTGTCCTACAAGTACAAACCGGAGGCAGGGAAGGGCGAGGGCGAGCATGTCGGGGTCATCGCGCAGGACTTGGAAAAAACACCCATGAAGGAGAACGTTGTCGATACTCCCGCGGGGAAGGCAATCGACGGCGCCAAGCAGGAGGGGAGCAACTTGAATCTCATCGTGCAACTCGCTGGGCGCATTCGAGACCTTGAGGCGCAAATCGGAGGACAGAATGCCTGATTTTGGCGCTACCCCTGCACGCAAGACCGCCAAGCCTTCACCTGAGATGACTCCCGATGAGGAGAAAATCCTCGGCCTTGCCGGGAGTCCACTCCCCATTGATCCTACCCGACAAGCATTAGCGAATGTCACCTCCAACCCTGGTGTTGGGAAGGCTTCCGAACCTGCGAATATCATGTCGGCGCAGGACGCCGGAGCTCTCGGACTCTCCGCGGGAGACGTTGCCGCAGCACCCGGTATCCTGGAGAAATCGGGCCACGTGGTACCCTCTACGGCGTCTCCCCCACCTCCTCCCGACATCCCGAAAGTAGCCCCGGCTCCTGCTCAGATTGCAACGGTCCCCATGATGGCGAAGGCGGCGCCTACGCTAAAGGACATGCTGACGCGAGTCCTTCACACCGGTCCCGAAGGTGATGTAGTAGTACCCGTGGCTCCGAAAAGCGATACCGACTATGGTGCTATGCTCGCCAATCTCGGAAAGGGCGCCGGGGACTTTCTCCAGAGGTGGGGTCTCGGGCTGCAAGGCAAGGGAGATGCTCAGACACGTGGTGACATCGAACGCGCACAGCAGGCAGACCTCGCCAAGCAGAAAGCGGCGGCAGAGATACAGGCGAAACAGCAGGCTATCGATCAGCAGTATATGCTTGATCGCATGAACGTGCAAAACCAGATGAACGTGGCGAACCTTCCCGTTGAGAAGAAGGCGGAGCTCGCTAACACTCTCGCTGCCATCGAGGCACAGCATCAGGCAAGGCTTGCGGAGTTTGGACCGGAGGCGCAGCAGCGCATGCTCTACGCGGGGATGAATCCGAAGGCCAACCCTGGCAGCGACTTTACGGGGCAGTAAATGGCAAGCACGCTGTATCCGAAGCCGGGATGGCTGGGGACGGGCTCCAGCGACTACAACGACCTCAATACTCGCCTGAACGGTCTCCCGGATGCACTTTTGAAGGTCAAGGGAACGGCCCCTGTTGGGGAGGATGACCCGTCCTACGGTACGGTGCCAGGGCTCACGGGGGCAGGAATGATGTCCACGCTCCCCGGCGTGGGGGCCGCGGCTCCGTTGGCTGGGGCAGGCGGGGCTCTCCTCGGTGCGGCAGCGGTGCCGGCGGCCATCGCCTACGGTGCGGGGAAGCTGCTTGCCCCGAAATGGACCGACGAAAAGGTACAGCAGATCAAGGACTTCCTCGCCAAGAATCTCCCGAAGGCAGCGAAGAAGGCGGAGTCGGCGGGGAGTGCGTATCTCACGGGAATAGGGGAGGCTGTACCCGCGAGCCGATTCCTTGAGAAGAAGCTTCTCCCGCAGGAGATCCTCGACAAGATCAAGGCAGTCAAAGCAGCGAATCCTGTCGCCTCCGCTCTCGGGACGGGGGCAGGGTCGGCGTCTCTGATGGCTGCCCCGGGTATGACTCTTGTCAAGGGTGCTGGATTCTTGCCTATGGTTGCCAACACGGCGATAAATGCGGCCCCTTTTGCGGCAGGAACAGGGCTTGACGTAGGGGCCGAGACGGGAAGCGCCATAGAGGGCCTGAAGGCAGCGGCCCTCGCAGAGGGGACTGGTACGGCCCTCGGAGCGGGCGCCAATCTTGCCTTGAAGGGACTCAGCAGGATAATCCCGAAGATCAAAAAGGGAGTCCTGAACGCTTCCGTAGGCAGTGACGTTGGCGTGCAGACGCGGCCCCTGCGGAACGTAGTCCAGGGAGCAGAAGGAGATCAGATAGCACGCGCGGAGAGGCTGAAAGAGGAAATCAGCGCACTGGCGCGCAAGTCGAGGGGGACGCCGGAGGACATCAGCACCGAGGCTGGCAAGCTGAAGACAGTACGCAAGATGGAAAGCGACTGGGACACACTCGTTGACAAGAAGTTCCAGGACTTCAAGAAAAACGGAGGCAGCCTTTCCGATTTCCGTGATGCTATCTACTCAGACCCGCGCGTCAAGGACATCGTTGACCAGAATCCCAACATGATCGACAAACTGGACCAGATAATCGACACCGCATCACGCAGGGCCGATGTGCAGGGCATAGGTTCTGCCCGCCGTTTCGTGAGGGATAGGGTGATCGATGCCGGGCGCAGGGTAGGGGCGTCTGACGACGCCTACCTTTCATCGGAGCTCGGGCAGGTAGTCCACGATGTGATGGACGCCAACTTTGTACCGCAGGAATTGAAAAACACCTATGCGCGCGACCTCCTGTTGAAGAAGATATTGATTGCCGAGGAGTTGAAGATACCGAAGGTTGCACGCTCTGGCTCTCAGACCGCGGCAAGGCTCTTGGCTCATGCGGCAATGGCGGGGGCTGGGTCTATTATCCCGGGAGCCGCTGCGGTAGGGATAGGCGGAATTGCCAACGATCTTTTGGGCGAGGGAATCAATAAAGGGATCGGGAAACTCGCCACGCAGTTGTATCCGAAACTCGGAGCAATGACGGGAGAAGGTATTGCACGTCTTGCATCCTCAGCGGCCCCGCTGGGGGCAAGGATTGGAGGGAGCGGTCTGGCGAGCGGGATGACTCCTCCAAGCGAGAATGACATAGGCGCCCTCTCCGATCAGGGCCAGCTTCCTGTCGCAGAGGCTCCCGCAAAGATCCAGCCTATCCCAATACCGAACGCCAGCCCGGATCAGCCTATCCCCGCGGTTAACGCCGGAGGGCTGCCCCCTGTTCCTCCTCCACCTCCCGCTCCGAGCCCTATCGAGCAGGGTCAGCAGGCATTCGCACAGGTACAGCAGGAAGCGCCGCAGAAAATAGGTAAATGGAACGCCAACACGGTCAATGAGCGCATCCATGAGAAGTACGCTCGATACGTCCGCAAGTACGGAGCGAGCATATCCGAGGATGACTACAAGGCGGGAGCTCTTCAGGCGACGGACAACATGAATCCCATGAATCCCGGGACGTGGAAAGGTATGTACGACGACCCCGCCACGGCCGAGAAGTATTTCAAGGACTACATGGCTTTGCAGAAGATCCCGCTCGACAGCAAGACTTTCCTCGGGGATGCCTTGAACCACTATCACGGGTTGGTCAAGCTCGGGCCCCGGCTCGCCATGGGATCGCAGAACAGGGAGAGGGAAGCGAACACGCAGCTTGTGCAGGCGTTGTCTGATATTACCAAGCAGCCCGCGAAGACGATAGACGAACGACTGCGCACCATTTCTCTTGACCGCGGGCTCGGTGGACAGCAGAAAAAGCAGGCCATCGTTGACATGATAACGCGCGAGGGCTCTATAGACTGGGATACATTTGTCAAGATGGGGTTAATCTGATGGCTGACAAGACACTGAGGGAAATGCTCTACAAGTCATTCGCCAAGATGCCAGAGAAGGAGCGCGCGCAGGCGAAGGCAGCGGAGATCATTCCCGATAGCAAGCCCTCCGAACCGATCAAGGTTGACCCCCCGAAGAGCGTAGGGGATGTCACGATTGCCCTTCAGGCTCAGTCCATCTATGACCCGAACCTGCCGGGTGCGCCTCCATCGGCTAAGGCGAAGATTGAGCAAAACGGGACCGTAGCAAACATGGAAGTTGCGTCGAAGTGGGACAAGGGGAATGGCTAACTTTCCCTCGACGCTTCTACCGCAGGAAGACAAGGATGGCAAGCTGACAGCGCAGGAGGTGCAGAAGGCGATCCTCGACCTGCTGGACAAGATCAATCAGGTCTGGGCGCTATTGCCTTCGACAGCGGGATTCGCTACTACGGCACAACTGACCTCTGGTCTGGCTGTAAAGTCTCCCCTTCCGCAGACAGCGGCGGGGGTTGGGCTGGTATATCCATGGATGAGCGGAGCGGGAGGGGCATTCGTGTTACCTGCTGGAGGTACATGGTGGTGGTGGGGGTTTAATTGGAATACAACCAATACGTTAAGTTGGTATGGAGGTATTTCAGCTGGAGGCACAACTGTGATAGCAGGAATCGGTGGTTTCTATACCTACGGAATGGCAGAAAGGATAACATGATCATAGACTTGATTGTTATCGCTGGAGCATTCGTTCTCATTTCTGGCACGATTGTACTTTCCATCAAGGTGATGGACTGGGAGATCAAGAGGATACGCCATGGTCGTTAATTTCACTCAGCCTATTCTCCTGATGCCAGACGGAAGCTATGTCGTCACCACGCTGGGTCCGGCATACCCGTACAATGTACTTCCCTCCGACCCCATGTGGGGGAGCATTCAGGACTGGCTTGCAGCGGGCAACAAGGCTGAGGAGTACAGGCCTCCCGAAGCGAAGCCCGTTGACCCTGAAATGCAACTCACATCCGAGATCATTGCCGATTACATCGACACTCAGAAAGCCACGCAGCGGTGGAAAGACAGGTTGACTGACCTGAAGGCGGGGAAGTTAAGTGATCGGTGACACCGAAAAAAAACTCAACGACGAGCAGCACGCCTCCCTCCGCTCTGACCTTTCCCGCGCATGTGAGGATCTCAAGACGGTGCAGGACACCTCGAACAAGCGCGTAGACGACATGTACGAGAACTGGGGTAGGTTCTATGAGAGTCAGGAGAAGAGGAGTAGGGAGTTCGAGGAACGCTTCCTACAAAAGGTCGATGAGCTGCGCGGTGGAATCGATAGGAAGGCCGAACTGGATGGAGTCCTATTGAGTAAGATGCGTGAGTTAACGGGGCGCGTTGAGTATCTCGCGCGCAAGAAAGAGAAGAGCGACGACGCACAGCGATACCTCGTGGTCTACTTCAGGGACATCCGCGACATGCTCAAGGAGGTTGATCTCAAGAAGATGAAGACCTCCGTGCAGGCTATGCATGACTGGAAGCGCGAGCACATAAAGCACCACGAGGAGAAGATAGAGCCTGAGATAAAGACCCTCGTTCGCCGCGGGGGGAAGATTGCTGAACGGATTCTATGGATAGCGGGTTCTGCCGCTATTGGAGCGCTGATCATGTACGTAGTCACGAAGCTCCTGGGAGGATGAGATGATCTATCAAACGGACTCCGACTTCCCCTCGCCTGTCCGTCACAACGGATGCTATTTGCTCTCTTTAATCGAACGGCTGACAACTCACTTTGATCTACCATTCACGCATGATGCGGTGATCTCTATTCTTGACTACGGACAGTCTAACATGTTCATAGACAAAGAGGTAACGATCCTCGACCCGCAGATGCTCTGTGACTTCGCAGTGGGACGTGACAAGGTACGGTTTGAGGGGAAGTTCGCAGCAGAATATATCCCGACAGATGATGAGTTGGAGATTGTCGTCTATCACAAGAATGGCGCATCTTTCAATCATTTCTGCTCGGGAAATGGAAAGGGCATTGTGCTTTACGATCCATGGAGCGCTTCGGGTTCCGATAGCGTTCTAAACGGGTCTTTGGTTGGGAAAAGAATCTATCGAATCGTTTAGGAGGCTACATGTTCACATGGTTCTTCATTTTCTTTCTTATAGGTCTGGTAGCTTGGATCATTGGTGGTCTCGGCGGAATCGGTGAGCTGGCGATTGTAGGAAGGATTGTCTGCTTCCTGTTTCTTTTTGGATGCGTCGTTCTGATCATCCTTCGCTTGGCAGGAGTGGGCCACTATGGGGTGTGGTTTTAAGAAGGGAGTAGAAGATGAAAGAATTCTTTGAATCTCTGTGGTACTTCATCACGAAGTACATCGGGGAGATCGCATCCGTGGCAATCGCGGTTCGCCAGTTCATCATCGGTGACTGGTTCGGGGGCCTGGTGATGATCGGCGTCGGCGTGGTGATCTTCATCGTAAGCCTATTCAAAAAATGAACGCAGCGGGCTCGAAGTTTTGGCTCTCTGCAAGTGTGGAGGCAATGCTATTCATCGTCCTGATAATGGTCATTGCCTTCACTGATAAGTTCGAGGCTGGCTTGTTCGGTATCTGGATCGGCGCGGTAGTAGCGGTGGCAGGCCAGTTCATCATCGGGAATGTTGTCGCCAGCGGACAGGCTACGAAAACATCGACGCAGGGCGCGGATGTGGCGGCAGGACTTGAAGCCGCGGGGAAAGGTCAATGAAGGGGGGATGGTATGCGCTCATCGGGTTTGTCGCTGGCGCTGTTTTGTGCGGCGGCATTGTTTTGTGGGTCACTCATGGCTCAGGTGCAAAACTCACCGACGACCTCGCCTCTGCCAGAGCCTCTTTGGCAGACGCTCTTGACGCTAACAGACAACTTGCCGGAGCAAATACAGACCTTCAAAAGCACCTCGACGCTGCAAACGCAAGCCTTGCAAAGTCAAATAGAATTATTGGAGATCTCAAACGAGGGCTTGGAGAGCTCGCTGATAGCCTCCAAAGCGGACTTGGCGATCTCGCAAGCAGCGCAGATGCAATTAGAGAAGGCTTTAGAAGACTCTATAACATCTATCACGAAGGCTCAGGGTGAAGCTAAGGCAGTGCTATTCCAAAACTCGATCTTGAAGATAGGGCTGTACATAGCCGTTCCTGTGGTTGTCGTGGAGACGCTGATCATCATCTTTCAGGCTGTCAAGAAGTAGGCCGCTTCTTAGGGCGGCCTCCCTTCTTCCCGTTCTCACGTGAGGCTTTCGCCTTCTTCTCACTCTTTATTTTCGCTATGCGTTTCAGGTGTTCCCGAAGCGTGTCTCTCAATGCTCGACTCCATGATGTAGCGTACGACGTTCTCCGAGAACCCGTCAATGTGCGTCCACTTCCCATACCCGACGCCGTTCTGATTGCTTGCCACATTGATCAGGAATCCACGTCCTACCGGGTTCGGTACGGCATCGTGGCTCTGCTCGTCGGTGATGGTGACAAGCATGGCGTTCGGATGCAGTTGCCCCACCTTCTGGACTGCCGCTCCGAGATAGGTACCGCCATGCGGGAGTGACTTCTCGATGGCATCACGGAGAGCGAATCCGCGGCGCGGGGGGATGATAGCCAACTGGTCAGAGAAGGCGTACACGTTGACGTTCTGGCATACCTCGCGGAGTATCATGGCAAGCGAGGCGGCGGCATCTATTCGTGTCAGATCGCCTTTCTCGGACAGCTTGGAATTCATCGATCCAGATACGTCAACAAGGACGGTGACTTCTCCGCTCAGTTCCCCGAGATCCTTCACGTTCCTGAACATCGCCTCCTCAAGCTGAGGCTCAAGGGCGGGGGCGTACCGGGAAGCGGCAACGAAACGGAACGGGAGAATCCTGTCTGTGCGCATCCTGATGATTGCGGCCTTTATCTCTCCGGTGGGTACGCCAGCCTCGCCCATATTGCGCAGATTGCGGAGAAGCGCAAGCCCGCCGAGCTTTCCCTCCACCATAAGGCGAGAAAACGTCTCCCGCTTGTCCTTGCCGGCGGACAGTTCCGTCTCCCAGGTGTCGGGGATAGCAATGGTGCCATCGATCAGCCGCTTCCAGAGTGCTTCCTGCTCGGCGTCCCTCGGCCTTGCGTGGCAGAGAAAGAGAACGTCGCGGAGTTTCACGCCGTTGTCGCGGTTGTACTTGGCGAGCTGGTACTCGTTGAACTTTACGAATGCTCGCGCGAGACCTTTCTTGACCTGCGCGGACAGTGGCTGCCGTCCGTCCTTCCAGTACAGGGCAAGGAACTCTGCCAGCTCATCCGCGCGCTGGACTACGGCTTCGATGGTGTCGGCAACGATCTTGCCGTGGAACGTACGTGCCATCTCGCGGGCCAGCAGCAGGGGGGCGTGCCGAAGGTTCATCTTCGACCGAGCCTCGATAGCGATAGCGGAAACCTTCTCCGCGGGGAGGAGACGGACTGTCTCCGCTATCCGTGTTGCGATGTCTGCGCCTTCCTCATAGAAGGTGTTTTCCCATAGTAGGCACGCCATGACGGATCGGCGTAGTTTCTGCTCGGGATTGATGCGCCGTGCCGGTGCGCCTTCGTGCGTTCTGATGGAGACCGTAGGACTTAGATTCACCCTCGCCATACCTTCCTCCTTCAAATAAAAAGGGCTGGAATAAACGGAGACGGGTCTATTTCAATCCACAGTTGAAGGAACCGTCAACCTTCGCCAAGCCCTATTGTCTACAAAAAAGCCGGGATCAGTCGAACTGGGAGCGGCTTTCGCCAGCGCTCTGCCAACTGAGCTACATGCAGGCTTGCGCCTACACGGTTGGACTCGAACCAACGACCTCTTCATTAACAGTGAAGTATCCCACTTCTTTCGCCACGGCTTCATATTTCAAAGAATAGGGGGAACGAACGGATACGGCGTGTTTCCTGCATGAAGTAGCCGTACCCTTCACCACCCTAATGACACGATATTAACCCGACACGTCAGGAATGTCAACAAGAATATATATCCAAATAATAAATAAATATTCTCTATTGACAACCTACCGTCGATAGGATAATATCTGCCCCATGATGACGCAAAGGGAATTGCTGGCGCACCTGAAGCGCATATCTAAAATCAAGTCAGAGAAGAAGGCTACCGCTTCCCGCGAGAACGGGAAAAAGGGCGGGCGGCCGAGGGGGAAGAAGTGATCTCCTACAACACGTCCCTTGAGTTGCACGGCAGGCTGGCGATGGCTGCGTGTTGCGTGGTGCCGGGGCGGCAGGCTCCGCACGTTTCGGCTGACTCCCCGCATTTCGGGGAGACTGCGCGCAGGACGGCGGTACACAACGTGAGGCTGATGGACGACGAAGGCTTCCCGATTCGCTTCGACAGCCTCAGCAAGCATGATCAGGCGCAGGTAGAGGCGCAGATTATCTGGCGCTTCGACTTGGAGCGCTCCCTACAGAGAAAGAGGGTGATGGCATGATGCGAGCCGTATGCGCATACTGTGGCCGCGATATGGGGGAGAAGATGGGCCCGGACGGGGCGGTGACGCACGGCATATGTATCCCATGCTTGCAGAAGGAGGAGAGAAAGATGGATAAGCCCGACATCCGACGCTGGTGCAAAAACTGCGGAGAGAAGGTAGCCTTCGACGCACCCCCCGAGCAGGTATGGTGTGATCACTGTGTAGCAATAGAAGATCAGAAGGATATGGAAGAGCCGCCGGGAGCGGGGGAAGTTGACTACAATTATGACGGCCCCCATGAAAGAGCATTTCGACAAGAGCAATCAAAGCGGATGAAGTAGCTATGGCGCACTATAGACCAGAGGGAGGACATCGTCACGCCGAGATCGAGTATGACCGTGGCGACTTCCCCACCAGTGACGAGATGTGGGAGAACGCGCAGAAGAAGTGGCCTATCGCGTGCAAGTTCTGCCGAAAGCCGCTGGCAATATCCTACACGGAACCTACCGCCGAGGTGATCTGCGAGGACTGCGACAGGATCATATACGTGGAGCCGAAACCAATTTCCATGAGAAGAGGAGATTTCTAATGAGCAACGCAATTGAACTGAGAGAGCACGAAACAAGTGTCATGGAGCGGGGGACCATGTCGCCAACCTCCGTACTTGCGCACGTTGCCAAGGTACAGGAGATCATGGACAAGCTGTTGAAGAAGGACGAGCACTACGGCGTTATTCCCGGCACCAACAAGCCTACCCTGTTGAAGCCAGGGGCGGAGAAACTCTCCTTCGCATTCCGCTTGCTACCGAAGTTCCGTGTGACGAAAACAGACCTCCCCAACCTACATCGTGAGTATGAGCTGGTGTGCGAGCTCTGGCACGAATCGGGTGTGTTCGCAGGGGAGGGGGTGGGGTCGTGTTCCACCATGGAGAGCAAGTACCGCTATCGCAACGCCGCCAAGAAGTGCCCAACCTGTGGCAAGGAAACCATCATCAAGGGCAAAGAGGAGTACGGCGGGGGATGGCTGTGCTTCGCAAAAAAGGGCGGGTGCGGTGCAAAGTTCCCTGAGAATGCACCAGAGATCGTTTCACAGCCCGTGGGAAAGGTAGTAAACGCCGACATAGCCGATGTATACAACACGGTTCTGAAGATGGCAAAGAAGCGCGCGCTCGTGGATGCTACAATCACAGCCTGCGCCGCTTCTGACATATTCACGCAGGATGTGGAGGATTTACAGCAAGGGGGAGACCCGATCCCCGTAGAACATACTGAGTCACCCCGTATGGACGGAGCAACGAAGGCACAGGAGCAACTTGACCGTATAGCCAACTTCTCTGTCGGAATGGAGCCAGAGAAGAAAAAGAAACAGGACGCTCTTGTCCACGGATGGGCTGAGGAAGGACGCGGGGGAAAGATAACCATCGACCAGTACGCCGAGAAACTGCGCGGACTTGCTGACGACCTTGAGGCGCAGGCATGAAGCCCGCGAAACTGGAGAACTGGGACTGGGTGCGCTGGGCGCGCATGAAGGGCGGGAAGGCTACCGTGTGCCGCGGGCAGATAGCCAAGATCGCGGGGCCGCGCGCATTTGTGGAGACGGCTACCGGGATGGAGATCGTCAACCTGGTGGATCTCATCAAGACGGGGAAGCCGGCATGATCCTGGCCTTGCTTGTAGTGTCTATCCCGCTGGCGGCTATCCTCTACTTCTCCTGCCGTAAGCGCGAGTGATGGGTGAACACCCGATCCTTTTTAGCGGCCCGATGGTGCGCGCGATCATCGAAGGCCGAAAGACTCAGACGCGGCGAGTTGTTAAGCATGTTGTCTGGAATTACAAGAAGCCCCCATATGACGCACAGACATTTATGGATATCAACCCTGTACATCGCGAACACCCCGATGGGCTGTGTCCCTACGGAGATCCCGGCGATCTGCTTTGGGTACGGGAGAGCTTTGTGACAACGCCTGCATATGATGGACTTGGAAGTACGGATGTTCTTTATCGCGAAGACCCCATGTATGACGGAATGCAACCGGGAGACTTCGCGTGGAGATGGAAGCCGTCCATACACATGCCACGCAAGTTTTCGCGCATCACACTACGCATAACGGGTGTGCGCGTGCAGAGGGTGCGGGAGATTACGGATGAGGAAGCTATAGCAGAAGGCGTACAGGTAGCGGGAAGGCCCGAGGTGAACGAACTATCTCAAGGAAAGTTCGTTCACGCCTTCGGAAGTCTCTGGGACTCCATCAACGCTAAGCGCAGCTACTCGTGGGAAAGCAATCCGTGGGTGTGGGCGATATCATTTGAGGTTGTGAAGTAATGCCTGAATGCGCCCTGCTCATAGCCTTGCTACTTCACCGGCCCTTTGGGTTGGTCAGTACCGTCTATGACATGGCAGGGCTATCGGGCGTGTGCGTGGTTGAGTTTGAGAGCAATTTCTCTGTCACTGCGTGCAAGCGGGAGGAGAAGGGCGGGACATCGTGGGGCTTGTGGCAGCTCTGGAGCGTGTGCCATCCGCAGTATCGCGACGAGCTTTTGGCGCACATAGTCTACGGTGCGGAGTTCTGGAAGGCGTGTTTAGAGAAGTCGTGCAGAGTTAGCGTTCAAGGTGGACGCACCGGCAGGCAGCGCGGACGCCAGGTAGCCGGAGGGGCCGTTCGATTCGGCGCTCTGCCCTTGGGGGCGGAGGTAGAGAAACGTGACGGCCACGCGACTATGACACGAGCTCAGCAAGTCTCCGCCCCTTCTATTGCCGTTGCTTATAGCTTTTACAACAGCGGTTCCCCGACGCGGAGCATAGAGAAGGGGCGTGCTTTGGCACGGCGCTACGAATCGCTGGCGCTGTACCTTTGGCGAAGATTGAGATAGGAGGAGGAAGGAATGTGCAGACTGGCGAGCTTTGTAGTCACGAGGGAGAAGGTTCTATGGCATCCATCAGACGATAGCCATGAGAAGATCATAGCCCATCACCACTTGGACGACAAGCGGAAGTCTGACTTTGTCAGAGTGGAGATGGTCCCGCCGAATGGAGACTACTTCAAGCCATTCACTGAGTGGGAGTTTTGCATTGACCAGCCAACGAAGCCTGAATGGTTCTCCAAGAAAACGGAAGAGGAGATGGTGCGCGCAGAATTGCCGAAGTGGCGGAAGAAACGGCAATTCTTCTACGACGCTATGGAGTTTGTCGCGACGATAAAGGACGTTCCGTTTTTCTCTGGCAAGGGCAAGACACTCAAGGCGTGGAAGGTATTCACGACATGGGCCGCCGCAGGGGCCGCCGCAGGGGACGCCGCAGATCCCGCCGCATGGGCCGCCGCAGGGGCCGCCGCATGGGCCGCCGCAGGGGCCGCCGCAGGGGCCGCCGCAGGGGCCGCCGCATGGGCCGCCGCACGGGACGCCGCAGGGGCCGCCGCAGGGGCCGCCGCAGGGGCCGCCGCATGGGCCGCCGCAGGGGACGCCGCACGGGACGCCGCACGGGCCGCCGCACGGGACGCCGCATGGGCCGCCGCACGGGACGCCGCTCTACTTGCTCGATGCATAGTCGTAGCTGACAAGCTCGACAAGAAGCACATGGACCACGCCAGAGCCCGGTGGGCCGTGTGGCAGAAAGGCTACGGGCTGCTGTGCGATGTCGAAGGCGTGTTCTACGTCTACCGGAAGCCGTGAGCGAACATAACGGTTCTATTGTTTAGGGGGGGAATTGTGAATGAGTTGTAAACCAGTCAACGCGATCAAGCATCTATCGTGGCCCGGGAAGAAAAAACCGCAATGCTGGAAGTGCTGGCACTGGACCGGCGCCAAGTCGGCGGGACTTGTTGTGTGCGTTGACACGCTTGATTTCTGCACGTATCGCCGGGTTAGGATTGTCACGCTCTGGCATAGATGGTGGAGCGTTAGGAAATGCCCATCAGCAAGGCTTAAACAAAAGAGGGAGAATGTTTCAAAAGGAGGAGAGCATGAAAGCTGAGGAGTGGACGCACTGGTTGTATTTTGGAGATTCTCCAGCTTCTTTCGCTGATGTCAGTGATGATGACACGCGAGAAGCAATAAAGAGAATCATAGCAGACCTCTCCGCCGCGGAAGCTTCTCTTGCAGACCGTGAGAAGGACTGCAAGTTTGAGTTTGGCCGCGCCGAGAAAGCGGAGGGGAAACTTGAGAACTGCAAACTTGATTGCGAATCCCTTCAACGGTGCTTGCGTGATGCTGAGGAGGACGTATCCGAACTGACAGCGGCGGTGAAGGAGAATGAGCCACGGATACAGGCGCTTGTTAAGGCGGCGCGGTGTGTGGTTAGACATCTCTGCATTACACCCGGCCTTGACTCCGAAGTAGATAGCGTTGACATGGGCTATTTATGTGATGCCCTTCTCCCCTTCGGTGGTAAGGAGGTACCCCGTGAGTGACCACGCAAAAGACATCCTGGCGCTGGCGGACGATTGGATGGAGCGTGGTGACCCCGTTGACGACGGAACGGCGAACCCACGGGAAGCTGTATTATATTCGTGCGGTGCAAGCCTCCGCGCCATGGCAGAGAGGTGGCAGAGTGAGCATCGGGAGGAGCCGCGCGGGGATGGGCTGCGGGAGGTGTGGAAGCAGGCAAGCGACCTTGCCGTGAAGATCATCAACGAGGCACGGGAAACAGGCGAGACGGATGCACGGGGAATCAGAGATACCATCGTGAACGAGTTCAGGGACGCCGCCCTCGCCGTGCAGCCGCCGCAACAGGGGGAGGAGAAATGAAACGTCCCGATTGGTGGCCGGTGAATCCATATCCTTCTGACATCTTCATAGGGCGCCGCGATGAACTCGCCACGCTGATACCCGACCCCGATGTTCGGTCTAAGGTGGCGGCGATACTGGGACGCGTGTTTTGGGACATCGCCTCAGACATGATCTGGGACGCGATGGTAGCGAGTCAGGAGGAGTGAGGTGAAGAAGTACGTTGCGGATTGGTTGGATACTGAACACTTGGGGCCGACTGCCGTCTACCTTGCTTCAGAAGTAGACGCCCTGCGCGAAGAGATACTTGCTTTTCTAAAGAAATCACGCCGCGCTCATGACTATTGTGAGGACAGTTGGTATTCATGCCCAAAGGCAGAGGATGGAAGTTGTAATGATAGCAAAGGAGACGAATGCGATTGCGGGGCGGATAAATACAACGCAAAACTGGACGAGATGATAGCTAAGGTCTTCGGGGGTGAGTCATGAGAGTAGTGGATGCCTCTAAGCTGGAGGCAATAGCAAGGGCGCAGATGTGTGGTCGTCTTGAAATAGACGAAGCATGGGCCGCTGTTCTCTCTTGCCTACCTTGGTTACATCTGAGATAGTCAAGGCCGTCCAGCGGGAGCGGGAGAGGATAGTAGAAAAGTTGAGGGCTATTTTCTACGGGTATGATTCTATTGGAGCTTTCGATGATGCCCTAAATATGATCCGTTCCCGTGGCGATGGGAAGCCGTGCTCTGGATGTGGCTATCATCACCCCCATGGTGGAGAGTGCGTGCTTGCCAAGAAGCCCGGGAAGATTGCGCGGATGGAACAGCCAATTGACTACGCCTATTCCGTGGCTGAGCCTATTATAGCTAAGATCAACGAACTTATCGACCGTGAGAACGCGCGTGGCTGAGCACATTCTGTCGGTTTTGTTTAGGGAGGAGTAGAGATATGATAACACATTCATTGAATGACACGATCTATTTCAAACTTTCCGAAAGTGGGAAGAGAATACTCGGAGAAAAAGCTACGTCTTTTCACAGTGCAAACCCTCAATTCGATTTTAAGTATGCCCCGGACCCGTGGCGTGGAGATTGGTACAAAAGTCAAGTGCACTGGATTTTGTCGGAGTTCGGAGATCGTCACTATGTAGGAAGCGTTCTCCCTGTTTTTGATCTTACCTTTGAAGAGCCTACCGAAGATATGAAATGAAACAAAACTTTCCTTATGTTTCAAAAGGAGGAGAAACATGATTGACACACCTTTATTTGAGGAGTTCACGAAGATACCTCGCCTATCGCGTGAATGCGTGGTGACGGAGAAAATCGACGGGACAAACGGTTGCATCCTTGTCATGGAAGACGGGCGCGTTATTGCGGGAAGCAGAACACGATGGATCACACCGGAGGATGACAATTTCGGTTTCGCGCGATGGGTTGCCGAACATGCGGAGGAATTGCGGGAGGGGCTCGGCGTTGGCCGTCACTACGGGGAATGGTGGGGACAGGGAATACAGCGCAGGTATGGTCAGGACCGCAAGCGATTCTCCCTGTTCAACACGTCGAAATGGTCTGCCGAGGTAGCGCGCCCAAGGTGCTGCGATTGCGTCCCCATCCTCTACGAAGGGCCGTTCGACACCTATCAAATAGCAAGCGTCCTTAACACACTGGAAAGAGTGGGAAGTTCCGCCGCCCCCGGATTCATGAAGCCCGAGGGTGTGGTGATCTTCCACATTCAGGGTCGCCTCTACTTCAAGAAGACAATAGAGAAAGACGACTCGGGAAAGGGACACGACGCCTAAACAAAACAACAGGAATGTTTCAAAGTACGCCGTTGGCGTATGGCTATAGATTTTCAAGGGGGAAGAGATGAAGAAGATTGTTGAACAGGTTGAGGGTGAGGGCCTTGAGAAGTTTCTTGGGGAACCAATCACGCTTTTCTGCGCCAACTACATCTACACGGGAAAGCTGTCAGGGGTGAACGATACGTGCGTGCTCCTCACCGATGCGGCTATTGTGTACGAGACGGGAGCTTTCAACGAGAAGGGTTGGAAGGACGCGCAGAAACTACCGGGCGGGGAATGGTACGTACAACTGTCGGCTATTGAGAGTTTCGGAAAAGTAAAATGACCATCAATACCATTCATAGCCGCCTTCGTCGCTTGAGCAGGAGCAGGAGCAGGAGCAGGAGCAGGAGCTGGAGCGGGAGCGGGAGCTGGATCGGGAGCGGGAGCTGGAGCGGGAGCTGGAGCGGGAGCGGGATCAGGAGCGGGAGCTGGATCGGGAGCTGGAGCAGGAGCTGGAGCGGGAGCAGGAGCTGGAGCGGGAGCGGGAGCAGGAGCTGGAGCGGGAGCTGGAGCAGGATCTGGTAATGAGCGGACAGAGCGGAGAGTACCTATCCCGCAAGGACAGGCAGAGCCTCCAGGAGCTCAGGGATGACGCCATAGACTACCCGTACCAGCAGGCAGTAGCGTGGCGGGCCAGGCTGCGCACAGGGCAGGCGAAGATGCGGGACACGTCACTCGCCGTGATCTACGAGCACGTGGACGCGCTGATCAAGGCAGCAACGACGTGGCGCGGTCGGTGGCTGTCGGGGAAGCATGAGTAGTCTCTCCCTCCGCGGATCCCCGCTTTCGGCCATGATCCCGCCGCGGGACAGCGTGTACTACCGAGACGCCGTGAACCTCGTGGCGTTCCTGGACAAGCACGGCGGGCTGACGGAGGACGCGCTGAAGCAGTACCATGCGCACGTGGTGCATGACCGCGGGGGCAAGGGATGGACGGCGGGTACCTGTGCGCACAAGATCAGTGCCGCGAAGTCATGCATTAGGCGCATAATTATGCATAGCCCAAATATGGACACCGCCACGCGATTCCGCATCGAAGAGGCGTTGAAGGCGCTGAAGCCGCCGAAGGTTCAGGCGCGTGCCGTGGGGAGGGAGAAGGTACTCACGCGGGGGGAGGAGCGGGCCGTCCTGGCAGCGCTGGACCCCGGGACGGCAGCTATCGTGCGTTTCATGCTCGGGACGGGGTGCCGTATCTCCGAGGCGCTGGGCATTATGGCGAAAGACGTGAAAACGGCAGGAGACCACTGTGAGGTGAGGCTGCAAGGCAAGGGAAATAAGGAGCGTAGGGTGTACTGGCGGGGCAAGGCGCCATCTTTCACGGGCAACCGCACCACGATCACCAACCGCATCCGCCGGGCCAGTTTGAAGGCAATCGGGCGCACGGTGTCAGCGCACTGCTGTCGCCATACCTGGGCAACGCGGATGCTGGCCGAGGGGAAGGATCTCACCGCGGTATCGAAGTACATGGGACATAGCTCAGTGGAAATCACAAGCAGTACGTACGTTCACAACGAGCTCGCCCCGGAGGACGTGCTTGCAAAGGGGAGGCGGAAGTGATACGCTCATGGGTGCCGGCTTGTCACCGGCGGTTTTCACGGGATGCAAGGCGGTCTTGCGTGCAGGAGCTACCCCGTGGCTCCGCTGGGGTGACAACCAGCAGCACGCAGGGCCGCTTTTCTTTGGCAAGGAGCACACGTGTCTGAAATCCACTGGGTCAAGCTCTCGACTGCCATGTTCGACGATGAGAAAATAAAGGTCATTCGTTCGATGCCGTCGGGCTCGGAAATATGCTTGATGTGGATTCAGTTGATCGTACTGGCAGGCAAGGTCAACGACAACGGAAACGTCTACCTGACACCCGAAATTGCCTTCACCGCGGACATGCTGGCTAAGGTTTTTGACCAGCCTGTGGAGATAGTTCGTGTGACGTTACAAGCGTTACAGCGTCTCGGGATGATATACATGCATGAAGAAATCATTACGTTAACCAACTGGGAAAAGCATCAGAACGTAAATGGCATGGAACATGTACGTCAATTGAACCGAGAACGCACCCAAAAATATAGAGAAAGGCTAAAATCTCTACCATGTGACGTTACTGTGGCGTCACGTGACGCAATAGACTCAGACTCAGACTCAGACTCAGACTCAGACTCAGAAGAAAAGAAAGAGCAGAAGATGAGTACATCTTCTGGCACGGCTTTGCGTACAAAGGCCGCGCCTGTCACCTACAACTTCTCTGAATCCATGTGGTACGGTATAGCAGACGAACAGGTAGCACTATGGGCTGAGGCTTACCCTGCTGTTGACGTTGACATGGAACTGCGGCAGATGGGTGAGTGGTGCAAGACAAACGGGGCCCGTGGGCACAAGAGCAATTACTCTCGTTTCATAGTCAATTGGCTCAAGCGTGCCCAGGATAGAGGCGGTAGTATTCAGAAAGGCAGGAAGCGGTGAACGTAAAGGAAATGATAGGCAAGGGCATGTGCCCCAACTGTCACGGCAAGCTGAAGACGGTGAAGGCCGACTACATCGAGTGCCAGTCGACAGGAGTCGACGGATGTCGTCTTCACGGAAACCCTGAATTCATGAAGTTTTGTGAGCATGTGCCAATCTTCAAACTGGTCACTCAGGAATCTCCAGCGAAAGGCCAACTCTACAAGCACTCATTCGGTGACAAGGATTCCTATTACACTTTGGCGGGAACCGTCGAAGGGTGTGGACGCGAGGTATACGACGAATACTGCAAGTCATGCCGTGACTTTCTTCCGCACCCAGTAGACAGCATGGGACATCGAAGCGCATCAAAGCCGGCCCGCGCAGAGTATCGCAGGAAGTCATTCAGTGACTGAACACTCCCGCATCGAGGCGGCCTGCGCGCGCTACCTTGAGCTCATAGGCTTCCTCGTGATCCTCACGCACAGCAGCCGCAACCCCCCCGCGGAGAACGGGATTGCTGACCTGCTGGCGATTCGCAAAGCAAAGATGTGGCATGAGATTGGCAACATTCGTCCCGACATACTCGCCGTCGAGATCAAGGCAGGACGCGACAAGCTGCGCGCTGACCAGGAGGCGTGGCTCACCAAGGCACGGGATCAGGGCGTCATGATCCTTGTCGTGCGCTCGCTGGAGGAGCTACAGGAGGAGATACAACGGTGACACCGCGCGTTGCGCGTTCACATAGGCAGGCTCTGATGGGAGCGCCAAGCCGCCCGTTCTTTCACGACTCTGTTGTTTTGGATGAGACGAGAGATGACCAGCGCAGGCCCATCACTGCGCATTTTAGGGAGGCGTGGTGATGAAAACTATCAGGAAACTATGGCGCATTTTTCATTGGTGGTGGAGGTGCTTGTGGGAGGGGAAGGTTATCCCTCGCAAGGAAGAGAAACTGTTTAGCCGTTCCTACATGCGCAAGGCGTGGCGGGACAGATTACGAAGCCTTGATCGTGACGTGAATGCTTGGGCAACATCACCGCTTGCTATTCGCGAACGTGCGACACAATATCTTCTCATGGAGCGTCGAATCATGGTTGCCAAGCGTAAGGCATATCGGTTCTCATGATAGACAACACGAAGGCGCGCGGGCTTCAGGAAATATTCGCAGCGGGACGACGCGAGGCCCTTGAGCCGCTTGCCATCGAGTGCAACAACATCGCCTACCAGATAACAAAAAAGTTTCAACGCTTCAGCAGAGAAAGGCGCGCGGAGATCGCGCACGAAGCATCGGCACGGCTCATCGAGCGCTACCTTCGCAACCCCGACTACCGCGTCAAAGGCTTCACCAACATGCTGCGCATAGAGGTGCGTCACGTGGTGACGGGCGGCGGCCACGCTAACCGTCCGAAGGCGATAGCGGAGCGCACCATGCTGCCCATAGAGGACGTGCACTGCGCTGAGCGACAACCGCGGGACGATGTGCAATACTACGCCGAGGACATAGAGAGCGAGCATCCACAAGGGGGGCGCATACTACGTGATATCTACCGGGCGACTACCTTCCGCGCGGCCATCCTGGCGCTGTCGGAATACGTTGACCGGAGATGGCTGTACGATCATTCGGTGAAGCTGCGGACAGTCTACCGGATGACGAGGAGGAAGTGATGTGGACATGGGGGAAGATCGAGGATCGAGAACAGATGGAAATTCCGACTGGCCGAAGAACGGGCGAGAAGATTTCAGTCTTTGAAGTCAAAGCTCCGATGTACGACGACAAGGACAAGGCCATCGAGGCTATGGCGAACGGGGCCGCGAAGGAGCCGGGCAGCGAGTTCGTACTCGTGAAGGTGGCGGGAAAGCTCACGGCGAAGGTGACTTATACGTTCACTGAGGTCGAGTGATGAGCAAGTCTTCAAGCTCTTCGAGCTCATCAGGAATCGGTGCAATAGGACTGCTCGGCGTTGCCTTTGTAGTCCTCAAACTGGTGGGCGTGATCCACTGGTCGTGGCTGTGGGTACTCGCTCCTTTTTGGGGTGGACTGGCAATTGTGCTGGTCGTATTTGCAATCATCATCCTTGTCGGCGTTATCGTAGCGGCAACGAAGTGATTCGTAGCTATGGCTACATGAGAGACATAGAAAGAGAGGCACACTTGAGAGTCGATACATGCGACCGATGCGGCATGGAGATCCCCGCGGGGACCAACGGCACCGTCACGATAGCCGCGGACAAGCAGGGATTCCCCGGCGGTGCCTTCGATGCCTGCGCCAAGTGCAGGGAGGAACTGCTCGGCCAGTTCAAGACGAAGCCGAAAGGTGATGTCAACCTGGAGGAGCTCGTGAGCCGGTGCAAGACTGGCGACGAGGAAGCCATCGAGCTGTTTAACAGCCTTTCTCAAATCCCGTGGGGCGCGGACGAGGCTGACGTTCAGGACGGGATAGTCACGGGCAGCCAGAGGGCAGAGGATGCCGAAGCGGGTAGCTGAGAAGCGCAAGACATACCCCTTCACGCTTGACTCTGCGGTGAAGGAAGCCGCACAGGCTGAGGCGAAGAGGTGCGGGCTGTCGCTGTCTCACGTGGTCGAGGAGATGCTCAAGCTGTTCATAGCGATACAGGGGGATGAATGACAAGACGTGAGAGATTCCGAAAGAAGCGCATCAATACGCTCGCGCGCCGCATCGGGCCCATGCGCACTATGCTGCTCGTGGGCTTCATCGACAGCCTGCCCTACCGTGAGCACGACCTCGAAGGGTGGTTCGCTCCCGATCACGCCTACATCCAGAAGACGATGAAGGTGAAGCAGCCCGTGTACTGGCAGCTCCTCGGCGGGCTCCTCCAGCGAGGCCTGCTCGCCAAGCGGAACACGGACCAGCGCGGGCACCAGTACCGCATAGAGTTCGCTTGCATCGAGGCGTATTGCCGCCTATCTTGGGTAGACAGCCTGATACGCGAAGTGCGCCGCGGGCTTGGGCTGAAAGCGAGAAGGGCATGAGAGAGATCAAGTTCAGGGCGTGGAATCCCCAACAGAAACGCATGGTCTTCGGTGCTCGTGGTGATGAGGTCAACGCATCATGGGTACTTGCTATGTGCTCTGCCAACGATATGGAGCCCATGCAGTACACTGGCCTGAAGGACAAGAACGGGAAGGAGATTTACGAGGGGGATATTCTTCAAAATCCAAAGGTTAAGGACATAGGCCCCGTTGAATGGGATGACTTTGACATTGGTCCCGCTTTCCACTGGTGTCACCCAAAAATGTATTCCTGCCCAATGGACGAATGCGAAGTCATCGGCAACATCTACGAGAACCCGGAACTATTGGAGCGATAGCGTGTCACGTTTCAAGAGTCCCGAGACAGAGGAAGCCGCAAAGAAGAACTTGAAGATGTTCCAGCCCGGCAAGAGCGGTAATCCTGTCGGACGCAAGCCGGGGACCGGCTACAAGCAGCGCGCGCTGCAAGCATTCCAGGGGCTTATGGCAGGAAAGGACGGGGAGGAGTTCCTCCGCAGCTACCTGAACAACTTCAAGACGAACGCGAAGAAGCCCGATACGTGGCAAGCGCGATTCCTCGCAGAACGGCTGTTCAAGGAAAACGTGCTCGACGAGATCGACGAGATGCTTACCCGTGGGGAGATGCGGGAGACCGCATTCCTGTCCTACCGATTGCACAAGCGTGCACATGACGTACAGCGGCAGATCCTCTTCTCCATGGCGAAGCACGGGTATCTCATGGCGGGCAGGCGCTCGGGGAAGACGGAGGCGTTCCTGCTCTGGTTCGCTGACAAGTTCATCCGCAAGCCGAACGCACGCTGCCTGTACGTTGGGCTGACGATCACGAAGGCCATGGGGCTCATGTGGCAGCCGATGATCGACCTCTTCGGTGAGCTGGGCATCAAGATCAAAGAGCACAGCCGGGTAGACGGGCGCATAGTCACGGACGGCGGCGGGCTCATGCAGTTCGGGGGAAATAGCAGCAAGGACGACAGGGAGAAAAACCGCGGCCCGTACTGGGACGGGATCGCCATCGACGAGGCGCAGTCGCAGAAGGAGCTGCTCTACCTCATCGAGTCCATCCTGTCGCAGACCCTTATCGACACCAACGGCCAGTTGCTTGTCGGGGGTACGGGGCCGAGGACGCGCGGAACGTACTGGGAGGCGCTATACCTCGGGCAGTGGTCTGACGGAAAGCCGCTGTATCCGAACGCAATGCGGCTGAACTGGAACATATCGCAGAATCCATTCATACCCGACTACGAGAACGTGCTTGCCAATATACGCGCGGAGAAGAATCTCAGCGAGACCGACCCGCTCTACCAGCGGGAATACCTGGGGAGGATAGCCTACGATGACGACGCGCTTGTTCTTCGATTGGGTGACGCGAATGCCTTCACGGATGACGAGCTCTCCGCATGGGTTGCCTCTCAGTCGGTCGCGGATATACGGTTCACTGCCGGAATGGACTTTGGCTTCGAGGACGCCGACGCACTGGGAATCATCGCCTACAGCATCACCAGGCCCGAGCGCTTCCTCGTCTACGAGTGGAAAGCCCGCCGGCAAAGCACAGAGGAGATCGCGCAAGCCACGCGGGCCGGCATAGATTACATCAATACGTCTCCCCTGTTCGCTCGCGTAGAAAACAAGAGCCTGCTCATCTACGCCGACACTGGGGGGAACAAGATCACCCCGAACGACCTCGCCGTAACCTACAAGCTGCCCATCCTCCCCGCGTACAAGGCAGAGAAGGAAATGGGCTTCGAGTTGTTGCAAGGCGAGGCGCGCACGGGGCATTTCAAGGTGCGACGCGACGGCCCTCTGTGGGAGGAGTGCCTGCGCACGGTGTACGCACGCGACGAGCAGGACCGTCTGACGCGCATGATCGACGACGACACATACCACCCCGACATGATCCCCGCAGTGACGTACGGGATGCGGCCGGTGTGGATGTTCGGGAGACAAGGAGGCCAAGGGTGATCCAGTGCATGTACTATCTGGCAAACGACACGATACTCTTCAGCGAAGAAGCGGAAAGAGTACCAGAAAACGAGGGGAGGGGAGAGTTCTGGAGATTCGACGCCAAGCGGACCATCGTCATCCAGCCCGTGCGGGAAGGTAACAGGATAGGCCTGAACATGAGCAAGCTCAGCGAGGGGACAATGAAGCCGTCGAATGTCATCGTTCCTATGTCTGCAATCACGATGATATGTGACTGCGGAGACGAGGCAATGCTTGCGAAGCTGCGCGCCGCGTTGGCGGGAATCATCATGCCGGGAAAGAACTGATGCACGTAGACGCGGAGGCCGTGAAGGGGAAGGAGCAGAAGGCGTGCTGCGTCTGCGGGACAGCGTTTGACCTGATCGTCGTCGGTACGCTGCCGGGCCCGAAGTTTGTCTACCGATGCCGGGAGTGTGAGCGGAGGCTGCGGCGGGGGTTCTGATGCCACTGTAGCTCAGCGGTAGAGCCATCGCCTTGTAAGCGGTAGGTCATAGGTTCAAATCCTATCGGTGGCTTGGCCCCCACAGCGGGGGCTTTTTTATTGCCAATGCCGCCTATGTATGCGTATGGCAAGCATGATCGACTACGTTATCGCGTGGCGCGAGATGGCACGCATCCAGAAAGAGAAGCGTCTGAAGGACGCCATGTACAAGGTGCTCGTCGGCACTGAGCTTAACTATGCAATCATCAAGGACTTAGTGACCGCGGCGCGTAACGATGTCGTGATAGACATAGAGCTGCGCGACGGCTCCCGCCTGCACATCCGTCCGTCGAAGCCGCTTGACGTGGAGCGGCCGCCGAAGTCAGAGGACTACTGATGCTCGATCAAGATTTCATCATCCGCGACATACAGCAGATCAAGGGGCAGCACGAAAAGAAGATGACCAAGTACCGGCGCAACTTCAACCGGTACTCGAACAACGGCCGACGCTCTGAGGACATCCGCGAGCAGTACGGCAACCCGTTGAGCTACTACAACTTCAACATGGGCGAGGACATCGGAACCGCACCGTCGCTTAACGTGATCAAGAGCAGCATCGACACGCTTGTCTCGAAGATGTCAGACGTGAAGGTGCGCCCCTTCTTCAACCCGCTTGTCGGTACCTTCAAGACACGCAAAATCTGCCGCAACGCGCAGGTTTACTTCGATGAGTTTTTCGAGGATCAGAACGTCTACCTGAAGGGAATCCAGTGCCTGCGATATGCGGGCATCTTCGATGTCGGGTGCATGTGGGTTGACGACGAGACGCGGAAAATCCTGAAGATTGCCCCGTGGGAGTGGTTCTTCGACGTTGCCGAATACTACTTCGGGGAGCTGACGCGGTGCTTCGTCCAGCAGTTGCAATACCCGCTGATCTACCTCAAGGACAAGCTGAAGGGTGAGAAGGGCGCACAGTGGGCAACGGCCCTGGCGGACAAGCCCGACCAGAAGATCAGGCGCACGGTGTACTACGACCTGAAGGCCGGCAAGAAACATCTGTACGTCAACAGCGATCTGATCGAGACGGTTGACGGACCCCACATTCCCCCCGTTGCCATGCTCTACCGGGAAGATCCCCTCAAGGGTGCCTTCTCGGTCTCGATGGCGGACGATCAATACACAATCCAGCAGCAGATAGACGCATTGTGCATGAGAATCCATGCCGCCATCGAGCTTTCACCCGCGAACAGCATATGGATACCCGAAGGATCAGAGGCGAAGAAGCTCCTGTCGAATGAGGTGGGCAAGGTCTACGGCTACCGTCCGTCATCCTCCGGCGGGACTGGTGTCATCGTCTCCACGCCGGCGCCGATTGACCCGAGCTACATGGATCACCTGAAGTTCTGGATTCAGCAGGCATACGAGATTCTTGGCATATCGCAGTTGTCCGCCATGGCGAAGAAGCCGAGCGGTCTCAATAGCGGCGTGGCGTTGCAGACCGTAGAGGACGTGGAGAGCGACCGGCACAACCCGATCCTGCAAAGCTATGTCCGATTCCTCATGCAGATAGCGAAAATCTGTATCGAGGTGTTCCCGAAGACGCAGGAGATCCTGCCGCGGAAGAGCGGGCGCGCCAACATCAAGTGGGGCGAGATCAAGGCGGAAAAGGACGCCTTCTCTATCCAGTTCTCGGCGAGCTCCTCCCTGTCGAAAGACCCGAAGGTGAAGATGGAACAGGTGGAAAAGCTGATCTCCATGAACATCCTCAATCCCGCGCTGGCCGCGAGTATCCTTGAGTTCCCCGACCTTGAGGGCGCGTACTCGATCACCACGGCAAGCTATGACTACTGCCAGCGGATCATAGAGCGCGCGGTCGAGGATGAGAACTATGATTTCTACGAGATCGTCAACATCAAGCAGCTCTTCGGAGAGATTGCCAACACCCTCATGCGCCTTGACGCGAACCAGGAGAAGCCCGAGATACTTGATCGCCTCGTGACGCTTCTGGGAATCGTCAAGGGCAAGATGGACGCCATGAGCCTTGCCGCGATGCCTCCCGCCCCTCCCCCCGTTCCCGGTCCCGCAGCGCCTCCCCCGCAGATGAAGCCGCCCACGGCGCCGGGGCCGACCGGACCGCTCCCGATCAATCCCGGCGCTCCCGCCTGAAAAAAATCTGACTCCTGCCGCCTATATAGGGCGAAAGCCGAACCGCGCGCGGCGCGGCGGTAAAAGGAGTTTAGATGGCTACACGTTCACCTCGAAGCCTCATCGCCCCTGAAGGACCGGCCTTCCGTATTTCCATGATCAGCGGTGCCCTAACCACGGCAGCGGCGAGCGGTTCGGTGTTCTCGATGCTGTGGGCGAACACCACAAAGCGCTGCCTTGTCTGGCGCGTGAACTGGCACTACAGCACTCTGGTTGCCCTCGGTACAAATCAGGAAATAAGGATGTCGCTGTACATCGCACGCAGCACCACGGTTGCCAACTCGGGCGGCACCGCGGCTACTCTTACCGGATCAAACCAGCTTCTCGATTCCCTCGGAACGCAGACCTCCCTGATGACGGACATGCGCATGTGCACTACGGCGGCCCTCACGGAAGGGACCACGACCCGCGACTCACAGCCGATCATGTCCCGCACCTCATGGATCGGGGCTGCGTTGATCATCGGGAACCAGTGGCCGGGCTTCGATGCACGGTATGGGGATTCGATGGGGACCAACCCGATCACCCTCCGGTCAGGCGAACAGCTTGAGCTCGTCAACGACATACTCATGGGAGCCTCTGGCGTGTTCAGGCTCGTTGTCGATGTCGAGTGGTCAGAAGTCGGCGTGGGCGTGGCGTAAGGAGAAAATGAGATGCCTATAGATCAGGTTCAGACAAACGAAGAGGGGATCAGCCCCGTCCAGCCGGGATCGATCAACTTTCAGTCCGCAGGAAAGTACGGTCAGGTGCTCACGACTGATCTGTTCGGGAAGTTCGGCGACCTGTGCATGAGGGGTTTGGTGTTCGCTGGCGTAGGCGCCGCGGCCGCCACGGTC